CATTCTATTCTGATTTAAAGGTTACTTTTAATTACTAATTTTAATTCTCCGTTAATATCGGATTCTACTTCTTCGTGAATTTTATCTACGTACTTTTGGCTAAATTCTATTTCGTGCCATTTATCTGCCGTTAGAATGCTTTTCTTTTGGTTGTGATACGTTTCTACTCCCGAGCTAATTAACGCGCTTAAATCGCTTAAAATAGATATTAAATCGCCTTTCTCTGTCCACTCGAACGTAACTGTAACTTGCTTTGTCCGTTTTTGCTTAATTCCGTAATTCATTTTGTGTAATTTATTATTGCGTCTAAATAATCATTGTATAGCTTTTCGTTGAACGATCCACCTTTGTCTTCAGGACAAATTTTAGTTACCCATTTACGCTTTAAATAAGCTACGTTAGGACGGTGCGGGAAATACGTGTTAACCACGTTTTTAATTTTTGACTTCATCTCTTTTAGTTTTAGAAATTAATACTAAAGATAAACAAAATACGCCAGCACCTAATAATAAATAACTTTCGTAGTTAGCACCCAACAAAATAATTATCGAGTTAATTAAAATTCCTGTTTGTTTTTTCATAATGCTTGTTTAAATGTGCGTTACCAAGTCGCACGCCTTGTTTTATTAAAATATTGAATGAATAAATTTCTTTAATTCATAATCCGCAGAAACTTTTACAATTTTATTTTTTGTTGTGTGTTTCCAAACTTTTGTTTTTACTCCATTACCTTCTATTAACCAACAATCATTTTCGGATTCACAAGTTGATTCACCTATTACAAAAGCTTCAAAACCTTTATTATCTCGGTAAATCATTTTACTAAAATCAGTTATCCTTACAGTTGATTTGTAAATTTCGTTTGCTGTATTCCATTTGTTGCTCATCATAATTTCTATTTTTTTCGTTTTGTTTATAGACCAAAATTAATATAAAAATTTAATATAACAAACTTTTTAGTATTTTTTTTTAATATTTTTTTTTGAGCATAAAAAAACCCCTACCGAAGTAAGGGTCTTTCAAACATAAAAATCAAACAAAGCGTACAAATATAAATAATTATTTTCCTACTTTGAAACGTCTTAAAATAAATTTTACTATTCTTTTAGCAATTGCTTTCCAAAGTGCGCCTTGGGCATCGACTTTCACCTCGACACCGTCGGGCGTCTTTTTAATATCTATATCAATGTTTTTAGAATCTAAATTAAATTCTTTGTTTATTTCGTCACGTACGATTTTAATGTCTACGTTCTTCGTGTCAATGTCTACTTTTAAGCTCGTTCCGTCTTTTTCTAAATTTAGATCGAAGTTATCCGTATCTATTTTAACTGTTTTTTTCTTTGCCATAATTATTTATTTTGTCCAACGTGCAGCAGTGCCACGAACGTCATAATGAATCCACGTGCTATATATTCCTAAACCGCCTTGTTTCATTTTGCCTGAAGCTATTAACTTTTCAATTATTGCCGCTACTTGTTTAGGCGTGTAACCTTCAATTTTAAGGTCAGCAGCTTCGCCCGTAATATGACGCGATTTAATTGCGCCTTTAATCTTAGAATTAAATTCAGCGTTTCTGTACCCGCTTGTTATCTTAATAGGCTTCTTTACCTCGTCACGTAAAACTTGTAAGTTCTTCGCAAGTTCTTGAATGTTACGTAAAATAGTTTCAGTAAGCGGGAAATTGTGCTTATTGAACTCGTTTAAATTAAAATTATTAGTTAGCTTCATATCTTATTTTTTCGCTAATTTACGATTTTTATTATCAATTACCGCAACCGTATCACTTTTTATTATTGGTGCTGGTTGTCTTTCTTCAATAGGTTTTCTATTGTAATATTCGTTTTTATCTAAACAGTTGTATAAACGGTCTTTTACGTCTTGCACCTCGAAATGCGTGTACGTTAACCATAATGCAAGTACACCGACTGCGCCTTGTTTTTTTATCACTTCTAAAAATTGGTTTATAGGTATCATTTTTATAAATTAGTTTTCAATTGGTGGAAAAGGTGTTGGTTTAGGCTCGTATGGACTCAAAGGAATATCTAATAAATATGCATATTCAGTTGGTGCAATATCTGCCTCATCCTGTTCACTTAAGAATAAAAAATACACATCGTTAATATCCTGAACAAAATTAAAGAATGTATCTGCATCAAAAAATACTCCTTGTAAATCTTGAGCTTGTTGGTTTGTTACTATTCTTCCTTCCATTATACTTGTCTTCCTAAAGTTGTTTGAAATGCTTGTACAGCTGTGTATAAGTTAGCTGCTTCTGTATCTGTTAAGCCATCACCAATAAATGCAAATGCCTGTTGTTTAGTTGAATAATAATTTCTTGTATTATTTGAATTATTATTAGCCCCTAAAGCATAAGTAACATTAACTGCTATTAATGAAGATGCTGTAGTTCCTGTTGTTTGTTTTACGTTATTTTTCCAAGCATTAATAACATTAGATGCTGTTCTATTAGAAATATAAAAAGCTCTCGAATCAGTATCTGAAAAAGTAACCAAACTTTGAGTTGAATTAACACGCGCGTATGTAACTCCCGAAAATCTTATAAAAATATTACTACCAACCGCAGGACTTCCTCCTTCCGCCCCTATTTCTACCTCAGTTCCATTGCTATTAGTTCTTGAATATACACCGTAACTTGTTGAATTTTGTTGTGTGTTATTTAATAAATCTACAAATGTATTAGCCCAAGCATTTAAAGGCGTCATTCCATTACTTGAATGAGTCCAACCAGAACTAAATGATAAATTGTAAGTTCCAGGAGTTTTAAGATTTACTGCGTGAGAACTTGCAGAACCACCAACTATTGGATAAATAGCTTTCATTTTAGTCCATATTGAATATCCTTTTAAAGCTAAAACCAAAGTATTAATAGCACCTTGTTGCGTAGGGTCTGTTATTGCAGCCGCTGTTATGAATGCTTGTGCATCTGGGTCTGTTGTAATACCTACAATATCAGTTAAACCCGCCCAACTATCAGCGTGAATGTCACCCCAACCTATTGCATTATTTGCACCTTGTCCCCAGCCTATTGTATTATTTGAAGCACCGTCGCCCCAACCATTTGCATTTGCCATTTTTCTAAGTTGTTATATCTCCAAATAAAACCCATTCATCGGTACCTACCTTTATTAACGTTGCAACCGAATATTGTCCCGTTGTTTTAGTTTTACCGCCTGTTGAATGTAATGTAACTCCAGCAGTTCCAGCGATAGTTGTTTGTCCAGCACCATGTTGAAATATAATCATTTCCGTACCTATCGGAAACGCATGGCTTGAATTTAACGGAATGCGTAAATCGTTAGCCGTACCTCGGTCTGTTTTTATAATTTTATTAGCATCCGATAAAGTTAAGTTGTTTAACACAGCCGAATAAGTAACCATTGTTTTATTGAATACTTGCGCACCCGTTACGTACTTACTTGAAAACGTACCACCTCCATCGTCTTGTGCAATTGCAAAACGATCGGTAGCAACTATATTACTTCCCTTTGCCGTTAATTGACTTATCTTTACGTTTGCCATTTTGCTTACTTAAATACGTTAATAATTTCTTTATGTTTTCGTCTTTTGGTTTGTAGTTCTTCATAAATACCAGCCAGTATAGTTATTATTTGTATCGGGGTACATATCCCCGTTTGAATTAGAATTGTATTCAGGAAATAAATCGTTATTAAATGATATATAATCAATGAATCTTTCAGTATAATGCTGCGCTATTGAACGCTCTTTTTCTATTAAGAAATCAATTTCTACTTTTTCAACATTAGTAGCGTTTTCCGAATTGTGTTTGTACACCCCTTTATTCGCTATTGTATAAGCCGCAAAGGGTAAATATTCAACCATAGCCCAATGTATTAGCATCGGCTTTATATACGTAACTAAAAGATTATTGTAATCAGTTGGTATTGTGTAAATTGAACTTATTGTAACCGCTCCATTTGTACCGCCCGTTACCGTTGCCGTACTTCCTACCGTATAACCCGTACCAGCCGTGTTAATTGTAGCCGCAGTAATTAAACCACCCGCCGCCGTAATATTTAATTTTAGACCCGTTCCCGTTGCGCTTGTTGTATTTATAGCAGTTCCCGTAGTATATCCAGTTCCTTGGTTGCTTATTGTAATGGCTGTTGGTATTCCTGAAGCCGCTAAAATAATTTCGGACTTTAATTTTTCAAGTAAATCAGTACCCAAGTAATTTTGTATGTGAATGTCTTGCGAAATTTTGATGTACTGAATAAAATTGTCACTATCTACGTTACCGTTCATTGCAGTGAACTTAACAACGTCGTTTCTTGTAATTAAAAGTGCTTCTGCCATTATTCCCCGTATATTTTATTAGTTGGTAAAAATCCGTTATTTGGCATATCCTTAGGTAATTGACTAACTTTAGAATCGTTCTTTACAACGTACCCTAACTTTTCAGCTTTCTTAACGGCAACTTGTTTTAATTCCGTACTATTAACATCAATTGCTTTACCGCTAAATGTAGCGTAAACTCGTTTATTCCAACGGTGGTTACAATTTCCACCACCTTTATAGAACCAAATTGAATATGTATCTGCACCACGTGGTCCCCAACCTTTGTTTACTACTTCAGAACCCATTTTAATAATATCTTCTTTACGGTAAATCTTATTAGCCGCTATCATTCTATTACAAAATTCACGACTATCAGCGCTTGTTTTACCAGCGTAAACGTATCGAGTTATGAATTTAATACCTTCAATTACTTCGTCTTGCTTACTTGTAATATTAGGTCTATTGTCGCCCGTTGAAACTAAGTTTACTATTCTACTTAGTAAGGACTGTTTTGGCTCTTTAGAAAGCGTTTCGTTCTCTTTGTCATCCGAATCATAATCTACCTCGTATTCGTCTATTAGAATCGAGTTTTCGGGTTCGTCTTCGCCTAAGTTAATTAACGCTTCAGCTATCTTAAAATCTTTGCTTAATTCCGTTCCCGTTTCTTCAGCAACTTGTTCTTCGTTTTGTGCGTTTTCTAAATCTACGAACTCCAAAGGTTGTAACGTTTTAAAGAATAACTTCAAAGAAACACCGTTAAAGGCTAAAATTTTATCAAAGGCATCTATTATTTGGTCTTGAATAGGTTTAATTACCATATTATCAAACAAAATAGAAGCGTTCTTTAATTCATCAGCATTCGAACTAAAACCATTAGCAGAACCTAAACCGAAAAGAAGCGGACTTGTAACGTTATGCGCTAACATAATTTTTTTAACGCATTCCTCACTTAATGAATTATACAAGTCTGGAGCATCGTTAACGGGCATTGTGTCAACCGTTGTTTTGCTTTCTTGGTTATTATTAAATCCTATAATAACCTTTTCACCACGCGGCCCAGTTAATTGGCTTTTTACTTTTCCAGTAATAATTTGTTGTTGTTCTTCAGTTGGTACCCCGTTATTAAAGTTAATTACAACCCGTCCAGCGAAGCCTTTTTGAACTTCGTTAATTAGGTAATCAGCTATTTCTTCTTCTAACTTTGCATAAGGTAAACCTCCCTGATAATCAGGCAAAGCGTAGTATTTCATTCCTACCGCATACGGCTTAGAATAAAGAATCTCAATTTGTTCGTTTGAATATCCAAAAGCGGGAATTCTTTTAGGTGCGTATTTCTTAACGTCCAACCAATTATCTGAATAATAATAACCTTCTATTTCACCGTCTTTATTGCACTTTTCCGCGCGTAATAAATTCACGGGTATATGATACGCTTTTAAAATCTTTTCATGCGTCTTATCGTAGTGTATTTGCATTGCAAATTGACCAAACATTTTCCTATCCAGTACAATTTTACGAATGCAGTCAGGGTGAAATAAAGCCATCATTTGAGCGTACTCGTTTGGCTTTTTACTTGCATCTAACGCACTTAATCCACGACCGTAAATTAATCTATTAACGTTGTTTATTACCGAGCTATTAGTTGTCGAATTAACGTACCTATCAATAATAAACTGAAAGTAATTATTATCCTCGCCAAACTCAACCCAAGCGTCTCTTTTCGACTCTTGAATTACTGGCGTTGTATAAGAACTTAATTCTAAAACGTGTATATTACTCATAAACTATAAATTCATTTGTGGTACTATTCGCAGTATATTGGTTTTTGTTTACTGAAAAACTTGAAACATTTTGATTAGTACAAAATATCCTATCCTTATAAACTACGACCGAACCGTTAATAAATACCAAATCGTAAAAATGATTTTCTACTAAATTAAATTCAGCTTCAAACGTATCGTAATATTCCCCTTGTGTATAAGTGTAACCAGTTATTTCAGTTGTTACGTTCGTTTGATCGTCCGTAATAGCTACGTAATCAAAAACTTTACTTCGTGGTATAAACACAAAGTCTTGGTCATTTGTAGAAGTAGTTAGAATAATCATATATTATAAACGTCAAAAGTACGATTTTGTGCTTAAACAAAAAACACCTACCGAAGTAAGTGTCTTTTGAGCAAGTATATAGAAGAAAGAAATTATGCAGTAACTATTTGTGCATCTACTCCAGCGCCATCTTCAAACAAAGTTTTCAATTGTGCTTCAGTTGAAACGTCAAGGAAATTAGCTGGTGAAACTTCCATAGCTTCAAATGTTAAATTATACCCATTAAAATCGCCAAGGGCAGATCCCGAAGAAACGGTCCCGGCTGTCACGTCGGCGCCCTGCGTCAAGCCCATTAAAAAGAATTGGTCTGTCATTGTTCTTACAACAATTCTTGGTCTACCATAAGCCAAAAGTTTAACGTTTTTATGCGTTGTAACGTCTTGTCTTTTTAATTGAATAGTAAGTGTTTGTTGAAAGAAAGTAGTACCGTTATCGCGGCTTGAATTAATTGTAGTTTCAAAACTATTAGCACCTTTCAATTCGTATTTATACAATTGTAAAGCACCAGCATTAATTGGCGTCCAGTCATTAATTTCGTCAGTTCCTGAAACATACGTAACGCTATCAGGGTTTAAGTCGTCGTAGTTAATAAAGTAAATCGCTTTCAATCCTGAAACCGAATCTTTACATTGTTCTATTCGACCGTTTGTTATATCACAACTCATTTTATTTAGTTTTTAAAGTTTAACAAAAAAAAAGGTGGTGTATATTGCACCACCCTTTATTATAGTTTATGTTTTTTAGTTAGCCGAGTTAACGATTCCGTAAGTAACTAAGTCAGAAGCAAAACCATACTTAGCATCTGCTGTAAATCTCATTACTACGCGTACATTTTGCGAACCGTCGATATCTCCCATATCAATAACTTTAACTTCGTTCATATCATTCATTAAACCAGTCGCAAAGTACAAGTTAGAAGTTTGAGAAAGTAACGCAGTATTTGCAGCAAGTCCGTTAGCTAAGAATATTTTAACCCCGTCAAAATACAAGTCATTCAATACTTGGTTATTTCCTTTGTTATCGTATCCGTTTGCACCTACACCTGAAGCAGCAAAGCCACCCAAAGCACGAACATACGCTCTATAAATGTTATTAGAAACATAAAGAGTTAAATCTTCTTTACCGTACAAAGCAGCTGGCAAAGCGTCAACGATAGAACCTAATTGAGCAACTACGTTAGTAGCATCAACAGTAGTA